AGTATCTTCTAGCAAATCCACACTTAATGCGTAGTAAATACGCAGACACAGCAAAAAAATTTGGGACCAATTATGAGCAAATTAGAAAGGTTGCAAGAACCCTTCGTAAAAAAAATCCAGATGTAGAACCTGGAGAAAAAGAAGTATTAAATTTTCAAGAAACTAAAGATAGTGCTATAGTTACAGCAGAAAATTGTGTAAGAGTTAAATCGTTAGATGATTTATTAGAAGCGTGTAGTGTAGATCAAAATGAATGGGAAGTAGATAAATATGATATCGGTACTTATGAAGTGACAGGATTTGATAAAGAAAGAAAGCCTATTACTATAACTATGTTTAGAACTAAAGCATGGCTAAAAAGAATTAAGCCAGAGCTAAATCTAAAACAAATTAAAGAACAACTTATAGAAGACTTACGAAATCTATCACCAAAAGTTTCTAAAATCAAAAGAAAAAGACCTGATGACAGAAAAGATTTGCATCTATTAGAAATATCTGCATTTGATTTACATATAGGTAAAATAGGTATTAAAGGAGATGAGTATAGTTTTGAAATAGCTGAAGAACGCCTTTTAGGAGCCATAGATCATCTTTTATACCGCTCACAAGGGTATTACATAGATAAGATACTTTTTATCGTAGGACAAGACTTATTGAACTCTGATGGCGATTGGCCTATTCCATCTACAACTAAAGGTACACCTCAATTTAATAGCAATTACCATATAGATATGTATAGATGTGCTAGAAAACTAATGATTAAAGCTATAGATAAATTGTCTGAAATAGCAGATGTCCATGTTATGGTAATACCAGGTAATCACGACAGAGAATCTGTTATGCATTTAGGAGATTGCCTTCAGTTATATTATGAAAACAATAAGAATGTTAAAGTAGATAATGGTGATTGTCTTATGAAAGCAATAGCCTATGGAAACAACTTAATAGTGTCTGATCATGGAGATGGGCCTAAAACAGCTGATCTTCCTGGTATAATATCTCAAAGATTCAAGAATATGTGGAGTGATGTTGATTTTGTAGAGGTACATAGAGGTCATTATCATACCAATAAAGCCATGAAGTTACAGGCCATAGAAGAGCTTAACGGAATAACCGTCAGAAACTTATCATCTATGTCTGCAACTGATTTTTGGCATGACTCAAAAGGATTTATAGGTAATATCAAAAAAGCACAAGCTTTTATTTACAGTAGACAAAACGGATTACAAGGAATACTTAATTATAATGTTGCAATATGAAATCATTAGATCCATTTACAGATAAAGAAACAGTAGACAAAAGGTGGGATATATGTAGTAAGTGTGAACACCTTACTAAACTTACAAAACAATGTAAAAAGTGTGGTTGTTTTATGAAATTAAAAACAAAATTAAAGAATGTTTCTTGTCCTGA